TCAGTCCTCCTGCCATCTCCAGGATGGCCAATAATATCCCTGACCGAAGCGCGCGCCAGCATGAAGCGCGCATGTACGGTCCCGTTCTGTTTCAATGCCTTCAATAAGCACATTCGCAGCAATTTTTGAACAAAGGGTGACCAGCTGTGTCAGCGCCGGCGTTTCACGTAAACGCCAGAAAGCGATCTTATCGATTTTTATTCCGCATAACGGCAGGCGACAGGATAAAAATGCTTGCCCTGACGCTTCATCAATATCGTCCAGCCAGATCCGGTGTCCCCGCGCGGTCAACTGCTGAAGCGCACAACTCACCCTCTGACGTACCGGGTCTGAGAGTGAAAAGAACGAGGCAGGTTCCACGAGTTCAATGTTCAGCGGTGGGCTGTTAAGTTGCAGTAAACGCTGGAACATTTCCGGTATGGTCAGAACGGTTATCGGCAAATTTATGAAAAGGTTGTCACAAGGGAAGGGGTTTTTTAACGCGGCGATCTGTGCTTCCAGCAACACAAGCGCCCGGGTGGCTGACCAGTCCTGGAAAAAGCTTTCGCTTTGCTGATGCGGCGACAGCACGCTGAGCACTTCGGCTCCCACCGCGCGTGAAGAGGAGAGGGCGACAATAGGTTCAAGCTTAATGCCTGTAATGTCGTGTGAGATGTGCTGCACGCACGAGGGAAAACCTGTCTGCTCTGGCGCTGTCACTCCGTCGTCCTGTTCACTTCCAGCCTCCAGGCGGCCGGGATACCGCAGGACAGTGTGAAGGTGAAGTAAACAGGAAAACAGCAGGCGTTACTTAAAAGCGGCTAAGCCTTTTCGCAGCCCGTAAAAGAGGGATAAATGTTGAAAAAACAGCCGTATTTACAATCAGCTAGTCATTATCGCCAGAGAAGGCGGAAAAGGCATTGACTCACTACGCATTGACCGTATAATTCCAGGCGTTTCACCACCGCGAAGTACACTCTTCTCCGTGCGCCCTTAGCTCAGTTGGATAGAGCAACGGCCTTCTAAGCCGTAGGTCGTAGGTTCGAATCCTACAGGGCGTGCCATTTAAAAACAGGCGCTTACGCCAGTTTCAAGCCAGCCTGATTTTCTCCTTGTGTCGTATTTGTGTCATGGTTGCCAAAAATGGCATCAATTTTCCGTGCGTGTTCGCTTAAGTGGTTCGGTGCCAGGTGAGCGTATCGACGGACCATTTCGATGGACTCCCAGCCGCCCATTTCTTGCAGAACAGACAACGGAACGCCGGACTGAATTAACCAGCTCGCCCAGGTATGCCGAAGGTCGTGAAAACGGAAGTCCTCTATACCAGCTCTTTCCAGTCCAATGCGCCAGGCGACATTGTCATCCACTCGCATTTTTCGGACAGCCGGAGTGACGGTTTTATCCGGGCGCGTTGATGGCTTCGTGTGAACGAATACCCACCTGGAACTTTTCCCGATCTGATCCCTTAACACCCTGCATGCGGTATCATTCAGAGCTACGCCGATAGCCTTGCCCGCCTTCGCGTTCTCTGGATTTACCCATGCAACCTTTCTCTGCATATCGACCTGCTGCCACTCCAGATCAATGATGTTGGAGCGGCGCAGGCCGGTTGCCAGTGCAAATATCACCACCGGCTTTATCGACTCCGGCATGCAGGCAATTAACCGTTCTGCCTCGTCCCTGGTCAGCCATCGGATGCGTTTGCTGATCGGCTTTTTGGTTTTTATAACCGGGGCCGTTTTAATCCAACCCCAGTCATTAGCCGCAGCCTTGAACAGAGATCGCATGAAAGAAAGGTGCTGACTCTTTGTGGCCTGGCTTACCGGTTTCTCAACATACGGAGGCGGTTCCTTCCCCCGGCGTATAGCCGCGTCCCTGCGCGACTCCCAGACCTGAATATGCTTACGGTTGACCATCTTCGAAACAGCCTCATGAACCTGATCAGCCGTGATGGTTGAAATATCCCGGCCGGAGAAATGCCGCAGGAAATATTCGATTTTGGTCTTATCGTCATCGAGTGACCGCTTATGCTCCTTCTCGCGGATCCACCTGATGCAACATTCCTCAAACGTCCTCGTCGGTAGTTCCCCAATTTTATCAACCCGCCACGCTTCAGCCTTCAGCTTGTCGTGCAGCTCCTGCGCTTGTTTCTTGTCCCCCGTACCAAGAGATCGTCTAATTCTTTTCCCTGACGGCGTAACGAAATGACAGTGCCAGATGCCGCCTCTGAGGGTGATTGACATAAAATTTCTCCTTTATGTTCACCCGCGCTCGCGGAAACAGGATCGCGCGGGTCATGTAAATACGCAATACAGGCAACGTCGGTTGTGCGGTATTTGTTCCCGATCTTCTTCCCGGCCAGCTGCCCCGAGTCGATAAGACGGTAGACAGTTCTCGGTGAGGTGATTAGTAGATCGGCCGCCTGTCTGGCTGTCAGTGTTTTTGCCTCAACCATGCATTTCCTCCAGGCAAAAAAGAACCCGGCGCGGGGCCGGGCAAAAGGGATCACGAGGTGGCGCTTTCGCACCCAATAGCCAGCTCATAACTGGCTATCAGTTGCGTCAGGAAGAAGGGGATGGGTATGGAAGCCACTCTTCGATTCGGACTTCATCATGCTCAATGCCTTCGATCTGGAAAACCCACTGCCACTTTCCTGTTGGTCCGGAAACGCTCTGCCATTCAGCCCGCCAGGCAATAAGCACGCCCTCACCATTGAGATCGTTAACCAAAACCTGTTCATGTGTTTCTGGAAGACGATCGGCGCATTTGATCCATGCCATATCGGTGTTGAGCAAAGGGGAAATTCGTGAGAGAAGCGTTTTCTGCGCCTCCTCAATAGTCACCGGCTCGCCGGGGCTGCCAAAAATAGCAAAGAAGTCACTTATTTCTGACTCAACGAGTTGTTTCATTGTTGCCATAATTACTCCTCATGCCGCACGCTTGGCGCGCAGCGATTTAATGTGCTCGCTCTTCTCCAGTTCGGCGCGTATCTGTGCCGCCTCACGGTGATCGAGGTGCTCAAAATCATTGTTGAATCGGTCGATTGAAGCGGTGTTGATCCGGCCCTGTCGACAGTAGCGGACTATCTGTGATGTGCAGCTGTGGATGATGACGGGCCAACCGTGCTGGTCAGCGTAAATCTGACCCCGTTGAATTAGCTGGAACATTGACAGGCACCATTCGCAACACTTTGCGTATTTTGTTTTCGTCTACATTCAGTTCGGTGGAGAAACTTTTAACCAGCTCGTCACCGTTAAACTCGCGACATGAATAACCCATGAACCATTCACGCAAACCGGTAAATGCAGGGCCATCTTCCGGATCATCGACAGATGCGGCTGCGGCGCTCGATACCTCTGCACAGTCGAGGCATTGCTTGAAACTCTGTCCGCTTCCATCCCAGACGCCGTGCGAATACGTGTAATGCTCGCCAGGCTTAACTATGGCTCCACACTCGCAGCACTTATGCTCTTTGCGGGCCTTTCGCTGCTCCTGACCAAAGACTGCAGGCATATCACACATCACAACCCCCTTTGCTTACGGATAAGCTCCAAATCAGCCTGGCAACTGGCGCACGTCTGGCAACCGGGAACGGCAGCGCGCCGCGGCTCCGGGATGTCTTCCCCGCATTCTTCACAATGCTCAGCTGATACGGCGTTGTGGTCGATGCGGTGAGCGGAAAGGGCAGCGTTACGCTGAAGCTCTTCGATCTCTGCTGCGGTATCGATGATATCGGCCATGGTCAATGCTCCCGGAACTGTCGGTTAATTCGGTTGAAGGTGAACGCCAGCAATAAAAAAGGCCGCGATAGCGACCTGGTGATTAGTGCCTTCATGCTTACCCTCTCTTGATATAAGCCACAGGAATGTGTGTGCATTCATATCCAGAAGAAAGGAGTTCTGCGTACACTTTATCGACAACGCGCTTGTCTCGATTGCACTGGTGAGTACCGCCGCGCTTTGATTTGAAATACATGCCATCTTTCGTAAGCCAGTAATTATCCAGCAATACCTCAGCACCATTTCGTGGGGTGGTAATGTCGGTCAACGGGAATGGTTTAATGAATTTTTCCATGCTCATGCTGCACCGCCTTGCCCACCGACCAGAAATGCACAGTCCTTCTTGTGCTCGTTACAAGACCAAACAACTTCGTCATCGCCACGGAAAATATTCACTTCCACGGTCGTTTTATGCTTCGCTACTGCACCGCATTTGCATTTAGCGGAGGTGTTTTTGCTTTTGGCTGACACGCCACCCACCCTTGGGTACTTGCTCATAATCCTACCGCCTTACCCAGCCTTTCGCTGAGTTGCTGAATGTGGTCACGCAGTTCTGTCAGCGTCTGCGCTTCAGAATCCAGAATTTCCTTGTGCATTAATTCCCGCACCAGATGCTCGAACTTGCTGAAATAACCCAGCCGCGAAAGCACTTCCTGCCCGGCTGATTTACCTTCCTTGGCAATCTTCTTCTCATTCAAGATCAGGTCATGTGCCGAGCCGGTGACGACATATTTGTCGCCTAATTCAATGCGTAGTGATTTGGTCACGATTCAACTCCAAACCGCCCATTAAGGCGGCCAGTTTTGACGACGAACTCAAGGAGGCTAACTCCCAGAGCTTCAATTTTCTTGTGATGCTTGTTGATGATGGGAGGCACCGTTTCGTTCCAGTTAGGCTTTGGCTTCTTGCGCATGGCCTGCTGTATTTCCTCGGTGCAGCGGCGGCAGGCCGCGCGGATGGCGTTGTCTGTTTCAGATGTCATGACTTGCCCCCATGATTTGCAAATTCTCCATGGACTTGCTCGCGGAGTGCCCTGATTGCCACCTCGGCATCTGCAATTTCCTTGAAGTGTCCGGCAGTGAAATACTTGCCGTTAATAATCACCCTGGCTCGCCACCGCTTACGATGCTTATCCCAATTAACCCCTTTCACACCGCTCGTGTTATTACTGCGCAGTGGCATATTTAATTGATTAAGTTGGTGGGTGACTTCACGTAGGTTGCCGATGGAGTTGTTGAGCTTGTTATTGTCGATATGGTCAATCTCTTTGGGCCAAACCCCATAACAGAAGAACCAAGCCAGCCGATGGGCGAGATAGCACTTCTTGCCGCAAGCTATTCGCCAGTAACCCTTGTTGTGCATCCTGCCGATCGGGTTTCCACTTTTCCTTCCAAAGAACTGGCCGGTAAGTTTGTTGTACGCAAGCCCGGGAAACTCGTCGTTATAAATAAGCTGATCAATACCTTCGGTCATTCAGCCTCCCGCCTAGCTAGTAGCTTTGAACCAAACTCCATCAACACATCTCGCTCAACCGTAGTGAACTCACAATGCGTGCGGGGGTATGGCCGCCAAATAATCAGGATGGATCCTTTGCTATTTCCCGAGACCGGCTTACCGGTGACCGGGTTGATAAACGCCAGTCGCCCGGCGGTGATGAAGCGAACCTCGCTGGCGGTCTGGATAGCCTCTTTGAACCAGCCAACCGAAGTGTCTGCCGGAACCAGCATGACCGTGCCGATCTGATTGGCGCTCTCGGCGGCAGCCTTCTTCACGAACGGCGTGATGTCGCTGTATGGAGGGTTAAGCCAGACGTAGCCGGGAATGCTCATGTAATCAGCCCAGGGCGTTTCCAGCGTGTTCTGCTCGGCTGTGATGAACTTCCGGCACAGCGCGTTATGCGGTGCAGCGGCGGCGTCCAGTTGAAAACAGAACTCAGCATCCAGCGCAGCAAAGAGGGCTGGTGGAGTGCGCCAGAGGTCCCGCTGGTCGAGCGGGGTTTTACTTCCGCCATAATCACCGCTCAGCTTCTCGGCTGGCAGCGCGGCGGCGATGCGTTCACCGATCCAGCGCATAACCGGCACTGCCATGCTATTGCCGATAGCTTTGTATCGTGGCCCGTCCGGGCATTCATCAGCATCCTTCCCGCGCCAGCCGATCAGAGTGTGATTATCAGGAAAGCCCTGAAGGCGCTCGCACTCAATCGGCGTAAGTCGTCTAACAGACACCCCTGAAATGTGATCAGGGTATGATATGTAGCCGTCAACCGTGCCGCCTCCATTACTTCTGCTTGAAAGCGTCGGATACGTTCCGCTATCAACAGGGTGTATCCGTTTTTCCTGGTTATCCCAGGCTGTTCCTTCAGCGTAAGCCGCTATAGGCGCTTCGTGGTTGCAAGTGAGGGTTGGTGCAGAGTCATCTGTCTTTATTTCTGCACCTCCCTGACCATGGGCCATGGCGACAATCCCGCTACCTCGTTGACTGAATAGCTCCTGATTGCTTTGGCCAATCCCACCAATGTTGTGTGATTGATTTAAGGTTGGGTGTGGGTTTTTTGGATCGTCCCAGTGGCTACCATTGTCAGAGCTTTTTCCAGCATGGGTGGAAGTATCCGTTTGCGATGTTCTGCTCGGCGCAGAATCCCGGCGCACGCTGTCGAGCTCAAAAAGTACCGCTGCGGGATCGAATCCTTTTCGAGCACTTGCGACAACGAACACACGGCGGCGTCGTTGGGCCACTCCGAAAAATTGAGCATCAAGGACGCGCCAGGCGATAACCCTTTCTGGTCCAGACACACAACCTGCGTGCGTCCATTTTCCCCCTGCTGGCTGCAACTCACTGCTTTCTCCGGCAAGTCCTGCCAGAAAGCACCCGAAGGCATTGTCTTTGCTGCTGAGCACGCCGGGGACGTTTTCCCAGACGATGATTGATTCTGGTTCACCGCGTTCGCGGCGCTTGTCGTCGATTGCATTAGCTAATTCCACGTAAGAGAGAGTTAACTGCCCGCGGTCGTCAGACAGACCTTCACGTAAGCCGGCGATACTGAATGCCTGACAAGGTGTGCCTCCGACGAACACGTCAGGAGCTTCGACATCACCAGCGCGCACCGCATCGGCGATTTTGGTCATGTCGCCGAGGTTGGTTACTTCCGGCCAGTGATTGGCGAGGACCGCTGAGGGGAAGGGTTCGATTTCAGAGAACCAGGTAGGTTTCCAGCCGAGAGGTTCCCACGCTTTACTGGCAGCCTCTATGCCACTGCACACGCTTCCGTATTTCATTCCGCCTCCTGCCTTTCCCGATATTCCTCAGCGAGTCGCTGCGCCTTTAATGGATTGCTGACCACTTCACCCCATGGCATTAGCCAGCCGTTACCAATGAAGGGAAGGCACAGTGTGCCAACCCTGATTTCGTCGTGAGCGTGAGTCATAGGATGGACTCCATTTCGTCGATGTAGAGGCCCTGAGCAATTAGGCGGCTACGGCGCGCGGCACGCGCTATGCACTCCTGCCGTCTGCCTTCCTGCGATTGCTCTATAGCGCGCCGGGTGAACAGGCGCGATTTACCTTGCGGCGTTACGACCTTTGGCTTCGTGACCAGGTCGAATGTCCGGTCACAGATGCCGTCCTCGTTGAGCCATTTTTCCGATTCAACGATCTGAGCTATCTGTCCGGAGCCGCGGGTAATGCCGTTGGCGACCCTGTTAAACTCAATGAGCGTTACGCCGAACTTCTCGGCGATTTCGCTGCCGGTTACCGGTCGGCCCCGCGTCTGAATCATCCATATAACGCGCTCACGGAGGCCGGAGAATTGCCCGGTTCGCCCGGGCCGGCGGTAAAAGGGTGTGCGTTTCATTTCCACTGCTCCCCGAACGTGAATCCGATCTCCGCCAGCGCCTCGTCCATCTTCTCGATGAACTCCGGCACCATTTCGTTGAAGTCGGTCATGTACTGCGGATCCCGCTCAACGACCACATGGTGAATGCCTTCTCGCTTCATTCGTGGGTCGTAATTGGCGAAGAACCAGGCGTCTTTCCCGGTCACCCACATGCTGTACTGCACCTGGGCCATGTACGCAGACTTGATGGCTTCGAAACCGCCAAGGCGGAATTTCATGAAGTCGCGGGAGGTGAACGGGCATTTCAATTCGAGGCCGAAATCGTTACTGCAAAGGCCGTCAGGGGAGCACGCAGTGCGCATGCTCTCGTCACGGAACAAGATCGGAGACTCCGTGACTTTCACGTCCGTGGTGAACTCGAAGAGGGTGCGGGCGTCTTTCTCGTACTGCTTGCCCCAGGCCAGTGCCTTGGCGTTAACCTCTGGCGCTACGCCGGTGCATACCTCGGCGAGCAAGGTGTGGAAGTAGGACATTTTCATGTCTGTCCACTTCTTCCCCGATCTTGGTTTGGCTATGACGTTGTGAGCGTCAGAGGCAGTAATAACTCCGAGTCTCGCTCTTGCCCATGTCTCGCTACCTTGCTCAATTTGTGAGATTGGCCCAAATATTTGCTCAAATTTAATGAGCCACCTGTTATCCATATTTCCTCTCCTTACGGCAGTTGGCTCTTGGCGGGATGTTAATCCCTCTATTGTTGTAGCCATGACACCATTTGTGGATGGTTGCTGGTTTCACGCCAAAATGATTCGCCGCGGCTCCGACGCTTTCAAAACGCAATCCATCAACAAACCAGTAAAACGATGTACATCTGTTTTCGGCCTGCTTGGTAACGGTTGCCCATCTGCAATTATCTTTAGAATACGGACCTTCATTGTTCTTCCGATCAAGCTGATGCTTGGGCGTAGGAGGGAAACCCATATCTTCAAGAAATAGCTCGAACGTCAGCCATCTTTCGCAGATACCGCGCTGACTGTATTTTTCGAAGTCTTTGTTGTTTGGGTTCGTGCAGCGATTTTTCATCCCGCTCCAAATCCTGTAAACGCGGGTATTGCGCTGGCCGTGAGTGGTGTTTTTTCCTGTCATGCATCCGCAGCTGCTCATTGAGTTGCTTTTAAGCTGATTCGCGGCCCTATGGCAGGAATTACCGCACACACAAAGGCATAGATACATCCTTCTACCTCTCAGCATGTGCGAGTATTCTTTGACGGTTAAGTGCCCGTATTTTTCACCGGGCATAAGTGGATTGGCGTTCATGCTGCCGCCTTTTGTCTGAGGAACCCGAGAGCTTTAACACCTTCAAGCTCTGTCAGGTCGGCTGGCTGCGAGATAGGGCGTTTGAAAATGCGTGAACAGAGAGGGAGAAGATCGGCATCCCATGTCTTATCCAAAGAGACAAGGAGGTCGTTTATCTCTTTCTGCGTGGCTTCGCTAAGCGGCGTTATATCGCGCTCAGGCTGACGCTCTGCTGTAAAGTTGATACCTTCTTCGCCCTCGGTGTTAACGTGGTCTATGGCGGCGTCCAGGCGCTCACGGCGAGGCCAGTATTTTGCTGCCTGCTTCACGACCGTCTTGAGGATCATCTGCTCTTCATCGGTGACCCATGGACACTTCTTGCTATTGTCGGATTTGTACTTCTTCCACGCTTCTGAGCGGTCACGGATGGAGTAGATGGCATCGATGCGCATCGTATGGGTGAGGTAATCACCATCGTCAGTTTTTACCGTTACATACGCGCCTACGATGTCCCCGCGCTGCTCTTCAGTATCGAAGTCGTTGTAGATGTGGATTGGCGGCTTATCGAGCCCCTCGCGGCGGAACTGGTCGTTTCTTCGAACAATAGCCGACTGGCACCACTTAATGGCGCCAGACTGCTGCGCGATGTGCATCAGGCCCATGTAACTGATGTCTAGGCAAATAGCCCCTTTACGCGGAACCAGGTAAGCCAGCTTCTGAGCTGGGTTTAGCGAAATACCGATAGCCGCAACGTTGATGATTGCGTTCTGCGTGCTGGTCTGGTTCTGGAAAGCGACTTTCGCGAGGTAGTCGTTGTTCTGAAATAGTTGGATGGCAAACTGGCTTTCCTTCGCCCACACCATCCGCTCGTCTGTGGCCGCCTTAATGAAAAGCGGCTCCTGTTGTTTGACGAAATCAACAAGGGTTAAGCTCATGATCACTCCTTAGAACGGGCAGGGCGCTTGGCGCTGCCATTCTTCTTCGGCTCGGGCATATGCACAGGCCGATATGTATTCGTTGTATGCCTCTTCGGCCTTTTCTCCGATAAGCGCAAACTGGGCTTCCTGGGGCAGGAACAAGCTGCTCATTTCCAGCGGTTTCGCAGGGAACATGGCGATCAGTTCTTTCGCCCGGTCGTCGATCCACTTCTCTTTTTCGTCGGTGAGCTGCTGCTCAACCCAGCACCGATCTTCTATTCGGTCGTAAGTGAGGAATGCGTTCATGGCTGAACTCCTGAAATTTGGATGTGCAGATCCCGCCCGCATTGAGCCAGGCCGATCGGTTGAATAGGGTGATTGGTATCAGTGAACCATCGGCTCGCCGCGCTCATTCAGCAGCACAACGACGGAATCACTTTTGATGATGGTTTTTTCGAAGATGTTGAAGGCGTACAGGCCTTTCTCAACGTTCGCAGAGGCGCGATAAGTTTTGCCGTGGTGTTGCAGCATTGTGCCCGGTAAAACCTCGCCACGTGGCACTGATGCGGTGCCGTAGTGCATTCCAATCATACCTTCACCTCTACCTGTTTCAGGATGCCGGCGATATTCATCTGTTGGCGGTTAAGCGTCATCTTTTCACGCGGGTTTGATACCGACGTCAGCTGCCACTCGTTATCGTTGAGCTTTTTGGCGGTGTACTGCTTGCCGTTGTGGGTGACTTTCATGACGCCTCCCGGGCGCGGAGCATTGCATCAGCCATCTCGTAAGAGATTTCAGCTACTGACTGAGCATAAATATCCATGCGTTCCACCGGGTTCTCTGGCTTCGGCGCTAACAAAGCCGACTGCATAGCCTTCGCCGCGAAGTAGTCGCGCAGCGTCATTCCAGATTCACTTTTCCAGTCTGAGTTGCAACCAACGTTGCCTAACTCTGGGAAAGCTGGACCACCAGTTTTGTTGCTCATAAATCCTCTTGGCCTTATCGCGGCGAACGGAACGGTTAATACAAGACTTCAACGCATTTATTCAGTGTTTCAATGGGCGGTGGATGGCCGCCGGTTGTCATAACTTGAGTCACTCGTAAATAACTCCAGGTATGAAAAAGGCCGCCTACCTGGCAGCCTCAACTTGAATGAGTGCCGGGATGTTTAGCCACGCCCGGCGCGTGATTTCCTTCACTTTCCACAGTCAAAGGAATGCCGTAGACTGGATATTCCACAGTCAATAAAAGGATTTCTTTATGTCCATGAATGTATTTGCAGGAAAGAGAACTGAGGAATCAGTGGCATATGATTTAGCGCTGGCGCTTGCAGTAAAAGACCCATCCGCCAACACGCCAGAAGCTTTAATTGAGCGCATTGCTGATTTGCTTCCTGCCTGTCGTGAAGCAGCAAAGGAAAAGTACAAAGCAGAAGCACCTACGCCTTTTGGGATCGCTATAAAACGATAACTGATGCCAGGGCAGTCTCCAGTGCTGCCTTTATCAAATTCTGCCGATACCAGTGGTCATCTGATGCCCCTTTAACCGCTTCTTCAGCAGCAGCATAAGCTGCGTCAGCTGCTAAAATTACGCCATTGTTGCTTTTAAACATCGCTACTTCATCGTTTTTTATATCCATCACCATCACCTCAAATAAGTGGAGTAGATTTGCCGTCAGCCCCTCGCAAAGAGCTGCTGGTAAAGCTTCCCCGATGTTCGGGAATTGAGCAGCAAACCATTCCGGTGCGGAGTCCTCTTCGTGTGCTATACCCGCCACGCGTTACACACCTGCCTCAATCCCATTGGGCGCCATTTCAATTTGCCAGGAGCGCTCCGGGTGATTTGCTGCTTGACTGAATTCTTAATGAGCAGGCGACTTGCTATCCGCCGCTGGCTAATTGCGCTCAGCTGTCGATGTTTCGTTTCGATGGATTAAAGATAACCTTAGTTATGAGTGATGGCAATAACCTAATTTATAATTATCATCACATAAGTTATAATTCACTGATAACTAAATGAATTTATTTTTGTAAAAAATGTGGCGGGGGGGGATTTCTGGCAATAAAAAACCCCGCAATGCGGGGCTTTCAATCAAGGTGGGGTTTAGAAATAACCACTGTCTTTGCAGACGGATAGCGTTGACAGGGTCTCGGCATCATCTCCGCCCATACCAATAAAGCCAGCGTGAGGTTTGCCATTGTTGATAAGCATGACCATGAAAGGAGTGTTTCCAGCATAGCCGCCATATGAGTTTTTGGAATTAACCAGGCCGCAGTAAGCTCCTTTCCCGTTGCTCACAAACTTAGAGTGCTTGAATCTGGCACTTTCTGGATCCTTCAATTGGTCTTTCACTGCTGCCTCAACAGCATTTATCTCCTGCTTCGTGAGAGACCTATATTTCCAGGCAGTTGCCGGTTTGTCGTTATCTGAATTGTTCGGCGATGGACTAACATCAATGCAGTTGGCCCATTGCTCAGTAATTCGAGCAATTCGGTCAGAGATAGCGAAATCAGTTTTAGAAAGGCTTGCCGCGAACACTTTTGTCTTGTCGTCAAGAAAAAGCATTCCATTTTTTTGTTCACTGATTATTGGTGAAATGATCACACCACCATTTGGACGTGTGGCTTTAAAGGATTTTCCATCAAATTCGACAGTGCCTTTTCCGCCAGGAATCATTGGAGCATTAGCTCCATTACTGATGTCCGACTTAGCGTAATCGCAGCTCAGGGTGCTAGAGCCGATTGCGTTCGTAGTTAAAGCCAGTAAAGATAATGCTATTAGTTCTAATTTCATCCCTTCCCTCTTGATTACCAGATAGTAGATGTCCAGAACATGCGACCAATAATCTCTACGCTCTCGATATCCGCTTCTTCATCAGGGTACTCTTCACTGTTGAAGCTGCGAATCACGATGCGGGTAGGACTCACACGATAAATGGATTTTAGCCTTTTCCATCCGTCCTGGCTTATTGCATAAACCTTGCCATCAACGATCTTTTTGTCGTTCGTGTTGATGGCGACCGTCGTCCCTTCTGGGATCATGGGCTCCATGCTATTTCCTGATGCCGGGAAGCACAGCACGCTATCTTTCTGGGCTCCCACCTTACGAAGGGTAGACTTCGCAAAACGAAGTTTGAATCCGTTATAGTCATCTTCCAAGCAGGAACCATCACCACACGCAAGTTCTATGTCTTTCAGATATGGCACTTCGACCTCGTCATCTGGCAGATCTGTTTTGCTATCCCAAGCGTCAACTTTACCCCATTCCGATTCTGGTGGGATAGCGGAGTCCTTGCGTCCTTCGTCCTGCATTGAGCCTATGCCCGAACTGAGCCATTCCGGACGCACGTTCAATGCATGAGCAAGCTCAACCATCTTACGGCTGCCTGTGGTTTTGCCTGATGTCATTTTCTGAATTGCAGGTTGAGATATGCCGACTTTCTCAGCCAGCTGCCCTTGGGATATGCCTGCGGCTCTCATAGCCGCGTTAAGTCGATCTGCGAATGTTTTCATAGCGCCAATATATAACTCAGGTTATGCAGAGTAAAATAACAAAGGTTATGGACAATGGTCATAACTTGGGTTATCTTTTCATTAATCCAGTAATCGGATAGGTAAAATCCATGAACAAAGTTATTCAACGAGCTTTAGAAATCGTTGGCAGCCAGAAGCGACTCGCAGATATTTGCGGCGTTAGCCAGCCAGCGGTTCACAAGTGGCTTAACGGTGGTTCCGTATCTCCGGAAAAAGTAACAGCCATCGTAAACGCTACTGGTGGCGAGATTAAGGCACACGAAATTCGACCTGATCTTCCCGACCTGTTTCCACACCCAGAGAACCATGCCGCTTAACGGCGGCCCTAACCACGAAAGGGAAAGCAATGCATTCACTTGCGTATCAACACAATACCGGAATCCACCCGGGAGCGGTGATAAACCGCGCTCAACCTAAGGCGGCACCAGACCACGAAAAGATCCGCGATGCGGTCCGGGCATGGTCGTCGGCGCTGGACAATCAGGACGTCGTTTCGGCGCTGATCATCAACGAATACCGGGAGCAGGGCGGGACCGCCATCAGCTTCCCGGAAGACATCAGCAGGGCGCGCCAGAAACTGTTCCGCTTCCTGGATAACCGTTTCGACTCCGAACAGTACCGCGAGAACGTGCGCCAGCTGACACCCGCAATCATGGCCGTTCTGCCTCTGGAGTATCGCCATCGACTTCTTCCCGAGGACAGTTTCATGTCCCGCTTAGCTCGACTTGAGAAGGAAACGAGCGAGGCGAAAGTGGCCGTTGCGATGAACGCTCCGCGTCACCAGAAGCTCAAGGAACTCAGTGAGGGGATTGTAGAGATGTTCCGTGTCGACCCGGACCTGACCGCGCCGCTGATGGCCATGGTCACTTCAATGCTGGGGGTTATGTGAGAACTACAGAAATGGCGAAAGCCGGTCTGCGCGAACAGAACCGGCCTTCAGATGCAAATCGTGTGCACTCATTGCAGGAGGAATAATGGCAAAAAATCCACGCTATTACCATACCGCTGTACATAAAAACATAACCCGCGACCGCTTCATCCGCTCGGTTAACCCGATTGTGGCAGAGAAGATGCGCGCCATCCTGGAAGAACTGAAACGTAAGGAGAGTGGCCGTGGGTAACGTATCCAATTTAGCCGAAGCCAGAGAGGCCAGAAGGCTCCAGAAACCGCGTACGAATGGCGGTAAGGGGTTTGCCTTGCTGCACCGTAAAATTATGGATGTGCCGTTCTACAAGGACGCTGAGGCGGCTCATTTATGGGTTCACCTGCTCCTGCGCGCTAATCACGAACAGACACTGGTATCGACAGATGTCGGCGATGTGATCTGCGAACGTGGAGAGTTCATCACCGGGCGAAACACACTGGCAATGGAAACGGGTTTGACCGCTGATCGCGTTAAATCACTTCTCCGTAAATTCCAGAATCTGGGCATGATCACCACCAAATCGAACAACCGTTTTACTGTTCTAAAAGTGGTCAAATATGACGAATATCAGTCAAATTTTTGTCCAGCCGATGTCCAGCCAGTGTCCAGCCCAAACTCAGTCGTACCAATGCCTGAGGAGGTGGAGTGTCCAGCCGATGTCCAGCCAGTGTCCACAGATAACAATATATTAAATAACTTACTACCTAACGGTAGTAAGTATGTCGCAAATGACCAGAAACCCGCTGAAGAGAAAAAGTCACGTTTGTCATGCGATGAAGTATGGCAATGCCTGAAAGACGAACTGCCTGAAGCACGTGGATGGAGATGCCTCACTGATGAGCGACGCAATCTGATCCGCACCTTCTGGGGTAAGGCTAACAAAATTGCCCGCAACCTGGACGGCAAGCCGATGGATATGGACGGTTTCAGAAGCTATCTGCGCTACATCGCTCAGAACTGCCGCTGGATGCTCGAAGACCGACCAGACCAGAAATCCGGGAAGACCTGGCGCCGCATGAAATTCGATAAGTTCCTGACCGAAAAGCTCTACATCGAAGTGCGTGAGGGGGATCGTGATGACCGCTGATTTCATGGCTGTACCACAAAACCTCGAAGCAGAGCAGAGCGTTATCGGTGGACTGCTGCTGGATGATGACAACAGCGAGCGAGTCCAGAAGGTTCTGGCGATGCTCAAGCCTGAGTCGTTCTACAGCCGACCTCACCAGCTGATCTTTGCCGAGATGCGCCAGATGTTCCGCGACAACAAGCCAGTCGATGGCCTGACATTGTTCGACGCGCTTGAAGGAAAAGGACTCGCTGAGCAGGTGGGTGGATTTGCTTACCTGGCGGAGATCGCCAAGAACACTCCCAGCGCTGCAAACATCGTGGCATACGCCGCCTCTGTACGGGAAGCCGCAATGGAGCGCTATGGCATCAGCCGACTGACCGAAGCTACTGAGCTGCTGTATTCCCGCAACGGCATGAGTGCCACACAGAAGTACGAGGCCATTCAGGGTATTTTCACCCAGCTCGCAGACCATTCAAAAACCGGCAGTCGCCGTGGGTTGCGGTCGTTCGGTGAGGTTATGGATGACTGGGTGGCGGATCTGGAGAAGCGTTTCGACCCTTCAGGCGAACAGCGTGGCATGAGTACCGGCATCCCGTCACTCGACCGACTGTTAGCGCCGAAAGGCCTGGTGAAAGGCTCCCTGTTTGTGATTGGCGCAAGACCAAAGATGGGCAAGACAACCCTGTACGGGCAGATGGCGATCAACTGCGCGATTCGCGAGAAAAAGCCAGCGCTGATGTTTAGCCTGGAAATGCCCAGCGACCAGATCCTCGAAAAGCTTGTTGGGCAGAAGTCCGGCGTAAACCCGAGCATTTTTTACATGCCCGCCACGGATGACGCCGACGACCAGTACCAGGGAGACTACGACGGCGACTTTAAGAAGGCGATCGCTACAGCTGGCCGGCTGAGTGAAATCGACATGCTGTACATCGACGACACTCCGGGCCTGTCACTGGCGCACATCGTTAGCGAAAGCCGCCGAATCAAACGCGAGAAGGGCTGCGTAGGCATGATTTTGGTTGACTACCTGACTCTGATGACCGCCGAAAAAGCCGACCGTAATGACCTTGCCTACGGGATGATCACCAAAGGGTTGAAGAACCTCGCTAAAGAGCTTGGCTGCGTCGTCGTGCTGCTGACCCAGCTCAACCGCGAACTGGAGAAGCGAGTGAATAAACGCCCGTTACCGAGCGATTCCCGCGACACAGGACAGATTGAGCAGGACTGCGACTACTGGGTTGGTATCCACCGGGAAGGTGCTTTCGATGACAGCGTGCCGCCGGGAGAAACCGAGTTAATCCTGCGACTCAACCGCCACGGCAGTACCGGAACGGTTTATTGCAATCAGATCAACGGGGCAATTTACGACACAGACCAGCAGGCCGCCGCCGCAGAACGCCGCGGGCGTGAGCAGCAGCCGAAAAAGAAAGGGGGATTCTGATGACCATAACAATCCGTGGGCAGATTCTTGCAGCCCTGCGCAGCAACCCGGGCCTGAATAGTGCTCGTATTGCCAGCATGATCGGCATGACCACCAAAAAGATTTCCGGCCCGCTAAGCACGTTGTTTGCAGACGGCCTGATCGAGTTCGAAGGCAAGCACGGCCAGCGGCTTTATCGGCTGACTGATTACGGCATGAAATACGCACCTGAAACCATCCCGGCCATGCCGAAGGTTAATTCGAAGCTGGTTCAGCGCACAGAGACGAACGTTATCTGCCAGGAGTGCCGCAACAGCGCGGCTATGAAGCGAGTATTGATGTTTTGGGGGAGGGTAGGGGTATGAAAATTTTCATCGCAGGACCAATGACGGGTTACGAAAACTACAACCGTCCGATGTTTAACGCAGTAGCACAGCAGATGTTATCAGGTGGTCATGTGGCACTAAATCCGGCCACGCTCCCGGATGGTTTATCTCAGCGTGAGTATATGGACATCTGCCTGGCGATGCTTCGCTGCGCCGACGCCATTCACATGCTGCATGGGTGGAAAGAGTCGGAAGGTGCCGTCGCTGAGCATGCCATGGCTAAAAAGCTGGGAATTAAAATTTCTTACCAATTTGAAGGAGCTGCCGCATGAAACCAACATACGAAGAACTTGAAGCCAGATGCGCGGCTCTGGCTGCGGAGAATGCGGGGCTGAAGTCAGCGATTGAAAAGCATGCTGACAGTTACATCATGTGCGGATATTGCCGAACCGAGCGCGATGGCAAGAACGACGATGTTTGTGAAGTGCTTGATTCAATCCCAGCCACCGACGCCTTCCTGGCTGAAGTGCGTGCGCAGGGTGTGGAGATGTTTGCGTTGATGTTCGCTGAAGAGGCTATTAAGACCAACAACATCACAACCGGATGGAGAGCCAGGGCCAGCAGAGCAGCATCTGAATACGCAGAAGCCCTTCGAGAGGATGCCGCCCTGCTTCGCAAAGGAGTGCAGTCATGAGCAACTCTATCGCAGACGGCGCAAAATTGACGCCAGAAACATTCGCAGATTTCATTGAGCGCTTGAAGTATCACCATCGCGGCGAGGGTGTAAACCGCCACGCCACCGCTGACCCAATTTTCATGGTTCAGAAGCAGGCGACGATTTACGGCCTGGCAGAAGAGTACGGCGAATCGAAGATAGTCCATTTCGAAGAATGTGAATGGGACAGTCCGCAAGAATATTGGGACGATCTTGATGAACAGGAGCAGGAAGAGTTAAACGCCTTCTGCATTGACCAGTGCGACACTGCCTTTACTGATCTCGATGAAGATGCTCAGTGGGAAGTGCTGGCTGACCTTGACGGCCACACTGTCTGCGGAACTCGTAAAGAGTGGCAGAACATCAACGCTCACTTTACCCGTGAAGCAGCGGAGGCTTTCATTCGCCGTAAGCAGCATGATTACCCTCCTCTACGGGTCTACGTCGAGAGCATGCACTTCGGGTGGGAGTATCAGGAAATCATCAAGGCTCTGTGTGATGGCCGCTTAGTGCTCGCAGAAAGTCAGGAGGCCGCCCAATGAGCAACATCGACAAACGCGCATTACGGGAAGCTGCTGAGAAGGCTGGTAGCGATAAGTGGCAAGCCAAGAAAATAAATGGCGACTTCTACGTCATTCGCAATGGTAGTTATGAAAAGCAGCATGGCTTCACATCGTATCAACCAATAGCGGAAATTGAACACAAACCAGTCAGGGATTTTGTTGCCGCAGCCAATCCCGCCACCGTGCTGGCGCTGCTGGATGAGCTGGAAACCGCAGATGCGCTGAATAAACATTTGGAGTTAGCAATCCGAAAAGCTGAGGGTTGTAGCGAGAAGTTAAGAAAAAAAGCAGAAGCCGCAGAGGAGCGCGTGGCCGAGCTGGAGGCGCGCGAGGTGAAGCTCCCGCAGCGCTACAGCATGCTTCATCGAACTGATTTCGACGAGCCGTATCAAGCGGAAATGGTTTATAAGCAGCATCAAGTGCTTGAGGCGCTGCACGACGCTGGCATCCGCATCAACGGGGAGGTCTAACCCATGACATTCACCAAAGAGCAGTTACAGCAAATTATCGAAACTGACCACGTTCAATGCGGTGAGGCTTCTTCGCTGGCGCGTATCGCGCTGGCATCGCTCGAAGCGGAGCCTGTGGCGTGGCTACTGTCAGGCGGCGGCGCAAAAAACAACGTCAGCTTCGATAGTGGCAATGCTTATGCCGACCCGCTGCGAGAAGTAACGCCGCTTTACACCGCCCATCCAGCGCCGGTATCTGTGCCCGCTGCGATGGAAATGGATGATGACTTTGACAGCGCGTTTGAACACGGAAAAGCTGTCGGCTGGAACGCCTATCGAACAGCCATGCTTCAGGGTGCCGAACAACAAAATCGACAACAAAATATTCCTGAAAATATTCCAGCCACACAGTTTAAGCCGGTAGCAGACCTGTACGGCTTAACCTCACCAACTGGCAGCGAAACATCATTCACTTTCGACGCTGTTGAAGCTCGCGATTTCATTGATGGCGGTTGGTTATGTCAGGAGTACGTGGAGCTTGGACGCTTTCAAGAAGCCATGCTTCATAATGGTAACTCTCCAGCGCAATCCGATTGCTGTCCGGAGCAAAACTACATCGCTCCGGCGCAGGACGGCAACTCTCCGGTGATTCCGGAAGGATGGGTGATGGTGCCAGAAGAACCCACCCATGAAATGCTTGAGGCTGGTGATGAACAATTCGGAACTTACGATGTGTATCGCCGGATGATAGCAGCATCACCGCAGCAGGAGGTGAAGTGATGGGCAAGTTTACTTTCGTCATTGAGTTCGAAGACGGCAAGGAGCCGCCAGTACATGCCCATATGGAAGCTTTCGGTGGGGTGGTTGTTGCGGTCGCGTTCCGTGATGCATTGAGCGAGGATGATCACCAGCAGACGATCACTACCTCTCCTCAGGTGCTTAGCGAGATGCGGTGCTTTATCTGCAATGGCAAGCATCCGATAGGTGTCGCCTGCCCACTTAGGTCGCCAACAGTGGTATCGCATAATGCCTAACCCATTCGACGCATAACAAACAGGCCTCTTCGTAGGCCTTTCTCTTCAGTTGATTTTGTTGAATCAACCGTCCATAATTTCTTTGCTGACGGCCTGAACACCCGTCAGTGACTTCTGCGCATTTAAGGGGACTTAAATGCGACAACAATCTGAACTCCTCACCTTGTCACAGATGCAGAAATGCACCTGCGATTTCCTGCATTCAGCGTTACCTCTCGGAGGTGGCGCATGAAACAGCACTACTGCATCGTTAACGACACCGTTAAAGAAAACCTCATTGCGTACATTCGCACCCTGCCGGTAAACCCTCGCGCGCCGATGGTGGTCGAGGCCCGGGAAGAGACCCGCACCGACAAGCAAAACCGTCTGATGTGGCCGTTGCTGAAAGACCTGTCTGACCAGGTGGTTTGGCACGGCGAAAAGCTGACCCGCGAAGAGTGGAAGGACCTCATCACCGTTCTGGTGAACCAGACCCAGGACCAGGAACAAAAATCCGCGCCTGGCATCAACGGCGGCCGCGTTTATTTCGGCGTCCGCACTTCGAAATCCAGCAAGCGCTACATGGTCGATGTCATCGAGGCGATTTACTGGTTCGGCACCGACCGCGGTGTGAAGTTCTCCGAAGCATCCAGTAAGCGCATCGCCTGGGCGCAAGAGTGGAGGACTTCCCGTGGGTAATCCTCTCGCACGCGTCATCACCAACGAAATCTTCCGCGTTCCGGCGCGCCGCAAGCGTAAGCCCGCGGTTAAGCCGTCCGACATCCCGACACTGAAGGGCTACACCGCCCGCCTGGTGGATCAGAAATGGCTGCGTCTCGCGGCACGGAGGAATCATGCGTAAACCATCCCGCCGTAAGTGCAAAGTATGCGGTGAATACTTCGTGCCGAAATTCCACGACATCCGGATCCGCTGGTGCTGCCCGGAGCACGGCGCAATCCTCGCAATGGAAGAACGCGAGAAGGAGAAGGTGAAAGCCGCCGCTAAGCGCATCAAGGAGCAGAAAGAGGCAGAGAAGGCCGGGCGCAAACGCCGTAAGGCCAAGCGTGAGTCACTCAAGTCTAAATCTCAGTGGGATAAAGAGGCTCAATCAGCTTTCAATCGCTACATCCGGATCCGCGATGAAGGTAAGCCATGTGTCAGTTGCGGCAATCCACTTATGGGAAAAAGCAATTACCTGACTGGCAGCGCCATTGACGCCAGCCATTACCGTTCACGCGGCGCTGCCTCACACCTCAAATTCAACGTGTTTAACGTCCACTCCGCTTGCACCCGCTGTAACCGACAGTTGAGCGGTAATGCTGTCGAGTACCGGATCCGCCTGGTTAATCGCATTGGCCTTGAGCGCGTAGAGCGGCTCGAAGCTGACAATGCCCCACGCCGGTTTGACGTTACCTACCTGAAGCGGGTGAAAGCAATTTTTTCCCGCAGGGCCAGTGCACTGATGAAGCGCCGTCAAAAATTACAGGAGAGTGCAGCATGAAATGCAAAGTTGAAGGTTGTGATCGTGAATGCAAACACTACCCAGGGAAGGGTATCTGTCAAATGCACTACTTCCGAATGATGCGCTACGGGACCTACGAACTCACAAAAAACGGTAAAGGGAAATTCAGGCATAAAAATGCGAAAGGATATCAAATGCTCAAAATTCCTGATCACCCACTATCAATGGCGAATGGTTGCGTATATGAGCACCGAAAAGTTGTTTACGACCGTTATGGAGAAACACTTCCACCATGCGAAAAATGCGGCAAGGAGGTCACATGGAAAACCGCGCATATTGATCACATTGATGAGGGTGTTGATAACAATGCGGACTCAAATCTTAGGGTGCTGTGCAGGGCGTGTAATGTCATGCGATCTCGAGTGCATATCCCTGAGCACACAAAAAAAGGACGCACAGCCATAACTTTTAATGGCGAAACGAAAACCGCCACAGAATGGTCAAGGGATCCTCGCGTTTCAGTATCAGAAACATCCATCAAGCGTCGACTAAAAAATGGAATGAATGTAGAGGATGCGCTTTTTTCTCCCAAAGTAACCCACAGGCATACCAGGCCAAGAGGAAGAGCACCTCTGTATGGTGAATATCGTGGACCAAAGCAGAAGGAGTCCGCATGAACCACACCGACTTCCTCCGGTACCAGGCAGAAAGCGTTAAGCGCGCCAACCTGCCGCCAGTAGCAAAGCACAGCCAGACCAAAACCAACCAGCCTCAGAAGGAAGCCGCATAATGAAACTGGAATTAACCAACGACCAGCATCAATGGGTAGACCAGTGGCTCCAGTTGTGGGGCGCATGGTGCCAGACCGGCAAGATTGATAAAGCGATGATCAACATGATTGCCAGATTCATGGCTACCGTCGAGCCCCAGCAAGCATCACGGCCGGTATGTAGTGATGATGACGGGATGCTCATTGATGCTGTCATTCGCCACTACCTGAAGAATGTGGATGAAAATGCCTGGCGGGTTATCTTCGCCTACTACGTCTGCAACTCCAGCGAGATCCGAATTGCATCATGGCAGCATGCAGTAAGTAAGCCTCGCCTTATGAAGACGCGTGGCGGCAATCAGTACAAACACCCAAGCATCTCGACAATCCGTAGAGAGGTGAAGCAAATCATCAATGCTTCATTGTTCTGTTTATACCAACCGCTTCAAAATGCGTTTAACAATCGCGAAAATGTGAGGAAAATTGCAAAAAAGCCTCACAACACGCTTGCTTTTCAATGA